AGTATAAAATTTAGTTAACTCTTTGTTATCACTTGTACGCAGTGACGTTCCAAAATCTTTCCATGCTTCTACATATCTTGTGTCTAAATCTTCATTAGGAATAACTGATAATATTTTTCTAACTTCATCTATTTTCTTTTGTGAAGCAATTTCTCCTCTTTCTTGTGCGTCTGCTAGAGAAGTTTTTTGTTTCCATACATTATAAAATGANCCAANCCCTGCCATAAAAGAACTGTCTTGTCCTTCCATTTCAGGAATATAATCTTTAGTAAAATCATTTATGTTGTGTTTAGTAATATCATAATCAGTTTCCATTGCTTTTGTAATTTCAGTAATAACTTCTGCCGCTTTAACTTTACCACTATGATATTGTGTAGTAGCTTCAACATATTTACCTGTTAAATCTGGGTGCTTACCTGCAAGTATTTCTCTTTGTATTTCTTCAAGAGTTTTACCTGACGCTTCTAATGCTTGTATCTTTTCAATAGCCGCATCTTTTTTATTATTAATTTTTAATTTATTTGCATATCCTACGGATTGACTTGCATTAGCTAATGATTTAGCTAAACCATCTGTGGCACTTCCTGTTCTGACATAGCCTGAATTTCCTGCACCATAGTATTTATTTGTAGATTGTCTGTTATATTTAGCCATTAGTCTTTTTTCGCTTTCTTATTATTTTGAGAAGTTTGGTAGCCACTGTTTGCAGAACTTGCAACACCAATAATTAATCCTGCTTTTGATGGTTCTGTTGGAGGAGTTAAACTATTATAAGTTTTAGTCATGTTAGCGTATGCTTCTGTTTTTTGATTTTCTAATGCAATCATGTCTTTAGAATATTCATTACCAATACTAACCCAATCTTCATCATATAATGCACCAATAGACTGAACTATTTTTGTACTGTTTCCAAATCCTAAATTTAATTTTTGTGCTATTTCTGCTTCTCTTTCATTTTTTGTTTTTAATTCTGCTAATGCTTTTTCTCTATCTGCTAATACTTTTTCGTTATCAATTTTTTGTAAATCGTGTAAATATCCTTTATCGGCATTGCTTCTTGACGTATCTTGGTCTCTTCTAATAGCTTTGTTTTCAGCTTTCTTTTGTTGATAAGAAACAACTTGTCCTGCTATTGCTAGAGCCGCTTCTGGACTACACATTATTTATTTACCTCTTTCATCATTAATATAAATGGCATCTTTCCAATGCCAAAATCTCCTATTTTTTGTTTTGGTTCAAATCCTAAAAATTGCAACCATTTTAAACTTTTCCAATTTCTTTCATCTACAAAATTGTAGACATGTTCATAATCTTTACTCATGTCAGCTACCCATTTAGGACACTCTTTAATAAACTGTTTAAGGTGTTTAAATAAATCCTCACTAGATAACAACCATACAACGCCATAACCTTTTTCTTTAGTAGGTGATGACCCAAACATACCAATTACACCTTCAGACTTTGTTCCTACAATAGTGTAAACTTTAGCTTTACTATGTGTAAAAGGTATTACTAATGCTTCTAATGGTGTTGCTCCATCTGAAGCCATAATTTCTTGTCTATCACCTTTTCTTATTTTAGGTGCTAGTTCTAACGCATCTTTTAATTCTGCTTTTCTAACGTAATTTTCTTTCATTAAATTCTTCTTGCTCTGTTATGATAATAACCTTCTATCTCCGCATCAGCTATATACATAGGTAAGTGAGATGACGATTTTATATCTAAATTAAATTTTGTATTTTCTGTTTGTACTGGAACTCTTAATGTTCCTGATGCTATTGCAGGTTGGTTAATTATACTTGTTGCTGTACCAATTACATAACCATTCATAATAGCTGTAGATACAGTTCTATTTTCTGGTGTGACTTCTACTTGAAAGAACCCACTGTTTTCAAAATTAAAATATACATTTCTTATTTGGTATCTACCTGAAGTCACAGCTACTAAACCTCTACCAGTATTTTCTCTGATATAAGGTGTAGACATTGTGTATTTACTTTCGTATGGAACACCAATGAATAACGCTGTGTGGTTTCCTACTAATGTATATGTAGAACCACTTGTATTTGTTAACGTATAGTTATTACCATTAGTTCTATCTACAGCAATCAACCCAGTTTTTGCACCATAAGGTGAAGTCAAAGTTGTTAAACCTGTGCTACTAGCATAAGTACCTGTCACAGAAGTTTTTAAATCAATAAACACTCCATGACCTATTGTTGCATCTTTAAGATTTCTTAAATCAATTTTAAATAATTTTGTAGTAGTGCCTTCAACAGTTAATATATAAAAATAACTTTCTAATGACATACAGCCTAATATTTTAGCACCTGTAAATGTCCATTTAGACCAAGCATTCTGTACTTTTTCACCACCATCAAAGAAATACTTATAGATAAATAATGTGTCAGCGTTAGTTGGTGCTACATTAGAACTTGCTGTGTATGGTGCTGTCTGACTATCGTTAGTATCATGTGTTAAAAATGCTAACGTATCTTCTGTCGTGTTAGATACAATTTGATAACAGTTTTGTGGTATTAAATTTGATACTGATACTGTTATATCTAAACCATCATTTGTTAATGTATCATCATCAGCAAAGTATTCTCTTATAGCTGTACCTGATGTTCTTGCTTGTGCAAAGTAAGCAAACTTACCTGCTGAAACTGGTTGTACTTTATCATCATGTTCAAATGCAGATACTTCATTAAGTATAGCAGACGTAGGAGAGATAGCCTCACCTTCACTGTCTAACTTATATTGTGATGTATCAGAAAATAATAATAAACTTTCATTAAATCCTACAGAGTTTTTAAGTGTATTAACCTGTGTACCACTAGCCGCTATATCAATAGGGTCAGTGTCTAAAACTTGTGTAGATGTTGTTGCAAATACATTAAAGAAAGAAGCATTTTCTGTAAATATTAAATTCTCTCCTGATAAAAAACCTAATCTGTTTTTGTAATAAGTTAAATTGTTTACTTTTTTACCTACAAATGTAGGGTTAGGGTTGCTATCTATGTCTCCACATACTCTATCTGTCCATGTTAATTCTTGAAAAGTAAATGTACCATTGTTATTGTTAATCAATGCGTGTGGCATTGTAGAATTTGTTAATCCTAAAGAAGTTGCAGGTGCTAAAGTTTCATTCCATACACCTGATTTTCCTGAATAGTTTACATAGTAATCAGATAATGTATCACCTTCTTCACCAGTGACTTTTATAATTACACCAGTTTTTGCATAAAAAGGTAGTTTACTAAAATCTTGTATTTCATCTCTAATAGCATACATGGCTGTATTACCAGAACCATCAGAAGAAGTTATTGTATAGTTTGCATTGTTATCTGTAGGTTTTCCATAGATGACACTATCATAACTTTCAAAACTAAAATGAGATGTAAACCCAGAATAGTTTGCTAGTCCTTGTGTTGTAGATACTGACGAATTATTAGAAGTATTAACAACTTTAAAACCAATACCATTAGCACTACTATCCCAGTGTGTGCTTGAAGTTCCATACAAAAGTATGTCTGTAATTTTATTAGTATCTCTAAATTTTGCATCTGTAGAAGCATCATTACCTGTTGGTAATTGAAAGATAACTTCTAACTCATTAGACATTGAAGGGTGTTTCAATGCTACTTTGTATTCTCTACCATAGTTTGTTAACTTACAAACAATTAAAAATTCTTCTACTTTAGCCGCAGACGTATTAGTATCTGCTGTCACTGTAGTATTTGTATTTGCTATAAAAGTATAATCTGCAATGTTAATACATTTGAATGTATCTCTAGGATTTGTGTTAGTTAAATAACTTGAACCACTTGCAATCGTCACAGTTTTTTCATTACCTAATAAATCATATACTTTAATACCACCATTATAGATTGCTACAATGTACTGGTTGTTTGCATCTCTTTGAATAGAGTGAAATTTTGTTAAATTAGGAAACGCATTAGAAGCTACTTGTTTTACAAATTCTAGTGGAGGTCTTTTAGATAAACCTTCTACTAAATTATTTTGCATATTAACTTGGTCTGCACCTTGATTAATCCCTCTTTGTGTCGGCGTTTGTTGGGACATTCCGTTTAAGAAATTAGGAATAGACTGCGATACAACGCTACCCATTAATAAGTCCTTCTGGTCGTTCTATTAATTATTGAAAAAGTATTACTATCACCTTCAAGAATGTTAACATCTGCTTCTTGACTATCAGCTTGTTTAAAAGCCATTAATGCTTCGTTTTCATCTTGACCAATTAATTGTACAATTTCTTTATCACCTACAAATCTTGAAGCAAATCTTCTAGCCGCTTTCATTACAATGTATTGTCTAGCGTACTCTGGTAAATCTTCAAATTGTTGTACTAATACTATGTCAACTGACGTAGGTGCAGAAGCAAATACATCTGTATGATTTTCCATGTCGTATAAATAACCATTTCTTAATGAATAATTAAAATGTCTGTATTGGGAATTTGCGTCTACTTTAACGCAGTTTGAAGGTAGGGGAACTTTGCCATCAGTGTCTAATGATAAAGTTTTATAATTTTCGTGTGTATTAAAATGCCACCCTTGTGATTGGATAGACATTGAAGTTTCGTCTAGGATATTTTTTGCTGTACTTACATCAACTGTAGTAGTTCCTGTAATTGAGTTAACAGGTGCTTCGCCAATAGACGACAGCATAATATTTACAGCTTGTAATTCGCTAGTAGGTGTTATTTGTGTTGTCATTAATATCCTTTAAAATTTTTTTTAGAAAATATTGATGGGGGAAATAAATCCCCCACCAAAAGTAAAAGCGTACTAATTAAGCCGCTTCTTTGATACCGACTGCCGCTTCTGGTCTTAATACACCATGACCCATGCTGTATTTAGCTACCATTAACGTACCTTGTCTTCTGATGTCGTACTCTTTTTCAACAGCTAAATCCATTAGCTTAACAGTTCCTACTGCTGAAGGGTGAGATACAAGAGCAACAAAGTTTGATAGGTTAACTGCTTGTGGAGTTGAACCTGCATTTGTTGCTGAACCTGCGTCTACACCTGACGATACATTAGAAGCTACAAAGTGAGGAACTGGTACTAATTCAATTCCTGCAATTTTAGCAACTTTACCTGATGCAACACCACCATTAGCACCACCACTGAAGTCAACATTGACTGCATTAGTAGCATTCGCTAATTTGTAGTATTCTTCCAATCTCATAAAGCATTTTCTGCCTTCTGATGGAACATAGTTTGCATCAAGTTCTTTAGCCGCCGCAAAGATAGCATCTATCATTGCATTAGCCGCAGTAGCATCTGTAGAAGATGCGATACCTGTGTTGACTACATTAGTTGTAGCATCTCCACCAGTGACGTTTGCACTAGCTAGAGTTGCTTGACCAATAGTTTGTAAGATATGCTTATCTTTTTGGAAAGATAATGCTCTACCCATTTCAGTAGAGTACGCACTTCTTACGTCCCAATGGTTTTTTGCCTCTTCAATATTTGAAACAAATACTGATGAGATTAATAGGTCATTAATTGTAATAACCTTTTCGGCTGAGTTAACCGCAGAACCTAATATTTCTGCTCCAACTGCGTGGTATTCAGCACCTATTCTTCCCATTACTGGAAAAGATGCAGATTTACCATTACTGATACTTCTTACCATATCAGCACCCTGTGTTTTTGAAGCTCTATCAAATGAAGTAATTACTTCACCTGCGAATACTTTTAAAAACAGAGCATCATCACGAGTTGAACCACTATTAGCATTTCCGAACTTAACTGGACTTGCGTTTGACATTTTAGTGTCTCCTTTTTTTGATGTTAGTTTATAAAAGCCTCTTCAATAAAGTTATTTAGTCAAGATTGTCCTCCGCAGAGGGTCAAGTTATTTGGCTAAATTAAAGGTGGCAGTTGCCTCACAGTATGTGATGCACAACTATTTTTTTTTTTCATAACAAGCAGTCGCCGCTACTTGTCGTTCTTTGTCTTCAACTACTACATAAACTCCAGTCTTACCTTCTTTGTAAAACTTCATTTTTTCAATGTGTTTAGTACATTCCTT